GAATTCGAGCATTGGTTTCTCAACGAGTTGACGCGCCGCGCTCGTAGGCGGTTTCTCAACGCGCGCGAGCATATCTGGCAAGTCGTCGAAAACTATTTGTCTCGGCACGGCGGAACCTTCGCGCGCCTAACCCCGGCACAGTCAATAGAATTAGAGCGAACGCTATTCGATGTTGGCCTTGCTCATACGTCCCATATGGTAGGGGTGCCCATTGATCCCGAAGTCGAGCGACGCTTACGCCGCTGGGGCTGGACGCAAACTGAAATTTTGGACTTCCCAGGCTTGGCATATCGCTTCGCGCTTATTCGCTCGCTAATCGAAAGCGGGCGTCGGCGCACATGGGCCGATCTTGTTCGCGCCGCGCAGGCGCATCCGTTGTCCGAAGCCGAACGACAGGCTATTGCCATTGCCCGTAACGAGTCGATGAATCTGCTTATGCCGGTTTATGATAAAGCAGGACGACTTATTCGGGGCCGGGCATTACAGCGTGAGCGCGATATGCTTCGGGATTTGGCAGTCAATGCCATTGCTACAAGAACGCATCCGCTTGTCACCGCGCGAGAAATGTTTCAAGCCGAGAACGCCAATGATATTTTTCGCGACTTCGAGCGTATCGCGAGAACGGAAATATCGAATGCTTTCTCCAACGGGGCCTTTCGAGCCGACAGGCTCAGCGGCAAATTCGCGCATAGCGATCTGGTGTACCGAATTACGCGACCCAACGCATGCAAAATCTGTCTTGCGCTTTATACTAATCCCGATGGCACGCCGCGACTTTACAGGGTCCGCGATTTGGAACGGGGAACAACCCCGCAAATTGACGTTGGCGTGCGGACAAGACGGCTGTATCGAGCTGTAATAGGAGCCACTCACCCAAACGAAATGTGCTCAGACTGGCAGAAGTATTACGGCGAAGTCGATCAACAGCTTTGGCGACAATTTGCCGACCGCTACCGCGCAGGCCGCGAAGAAGTTGGCTTAGAAGTCGCTGAGGCGGCGTAGGCGCAGTGTGGAGTATCTAGGAGCTGCTCTTCTAATAGTCGTACTGATAATTATGGTGTCTGCAAAATGATTGTCGATAGCCGCACGTTAGAGCAATCGATTGCGAATCTGGCCATAGGCCAACCGCTGGTTGTAAAAGGTATCCCATTAAAACCGGTAGTGGAAAAATTGACGCCGGAAGACCTTGATACGATTCGCGTGCGCGTGTCGATTATCGAGGCGATGCATAACATCTCGCCATGCGAACCAATCGTCGAGCATGTTACGTATGAACCGCTGCCGCTGCCGCCGGATGCCGCCGGACACATCGACCTTCAGCATTTTTTTCCTATCACACGACAACGCGGAGCGCTGTTGATACGGCGCTGAAAACAAGGAGGGTTAACATATGGCGCTTAGCGCGTCCCTGGTGCCAGCGACAGCCATAGATCGACGCATCGATGCTCCCGTGCATACGTTAGTCGGCGAATCGCGGGCGGCAAATTTGCTATCGGCGCAAGCTACGGCAGCCAATAGCAAATCGGTTAAAATCGCTGGATTTAAACCAAGCCTATTCATCAAGCACACCGCGACGAGTTTTACGCTGGTCGTATATACGTCGCCGGATGGCGTGTCATGGTTCCCGATTGCTACCATCACCGAAGCCACAGCCGTCAAGCATTTGGGACCGGATGATTTAAAAGCACCGGTAGATAGCATCGTGTGCGACCTAACTGCTGTTGCCGGTGGCCACGTCACCATCGATGTATACGGCGAACGAGCGAGAGGGTAAATACAATGGCCGTGGAAGTCGTTGATTCGGTGGCGCGCCAAAATCTCGTGAACCATGAAAGCACACTCCATGCGCCAGCATATAACGGAACGCAAGCGCTCGATGAAATTCGATTGCGCTCGCCGAATGGCACAATTTACAGAGTCACTGTCACCAATGCAGGTGTATTAGAAACCGAGGAAGTATGAAAAAAGGGCTTGTACTTTTGTTCGCCGTTACGCAGCTATTCTGGATTTTGCCGCTGGCCATAGTTTGCGCTAGACGGCAAAATAACCGGTTGCGGCTTGGCGGGCACGCGCCCATGAAGGAGACACTTTGATGGAACTTAAAGAGGTAGTGAAAGACCACGTTCAAACCAATGCGAAGGCGTATGCCGCTGGCAGCGCAACGCTAATTGGAATCCCAGCATCGGAGCATGTCGCCAATGTTGCGATGTGGCTTTTGAGTTTAGCCCAAATAGTTCCGCCAGAAGCCATCCAGGCATCGATGCGGTATTTACTCGCAGGTCTGTTTTCTGGATTAGTCACGCGCTATGTCACGAACAAGCCGTCGTGACAGGAAAGGATGACCAATGAATGTTTTCGTGGCGGCGATTCTCGCGCTGCTAGTGAGCGCTTGTAGCAATGTGACGCGCGCGCCTACATTGCTCCAGCCAGTACAGCAACCGCCGCAAGATAAAGTGCAGCTCTCGGACTGGCACATAATGCAGTTCGGAGAATCGCTTCTCCAATGGTGGGGCGCGCGTTCGATGCGCGCACAGGTATTCGCAACGACGACTGGCATTGCGCTCGATGCAATTACAACCGGAGCGTTGGGCGCAACTGGTGGAACTATCTCGCCAGATATCGTGCGCGGTCTTGTAGCCGGGGTGAACTTTCTGAATGCGCTTATGCAACGCATTGACCCAGGCGCGCGTGACAACGCTTTTAACGAAGGGGCGGGAATCGTGCTCGACGCGCAGGGCGCGTATTTGCAATGCCTTACCAATACCGGCAATGCCGCGCCGTCAACCACGGCAGTTAGTCAGTGCGGCGCTGCTTCTTTGGTTAAGTACAACAGCGCGGTAAAAATTGTCAGTTCGCTCATGTCCGGCTTGTTGCCTCAGAAAAAAGACCTAGAGACTGTTGTCCGCTAAAACTAAAAAAGGGGGGCGTTCTTTTATGAGACCTTGGAAGACTATATTTATCGCTGCGCTAATCGCATGCGCGCTCAGCGCGAGTCCATCCTATCCGCAGGCCGTGTTAACCTGGACCGATACGGCTACTAACGAATCGGGGTTTCGCATCGAGCGAAGCTTTAACGGCGGGTCGTGGGAGCTTGTTATCGAGGGGCTGGGCGCGAACATTCAGACGTTTACCGATAACAACGTCGTTGCTCCAACCGTGCCAGGCGGGCCGGACCACAGATATTGCTACCGGGTTGCCGCTTTGAATAGTGCCGGACTGTCGGGGTGGTCAACGCCAGCATCTCCAGGGTCGGACTGCAAAACGTTTGTTGCGCCGAAGCTTACACCGCCATCAGCGCCGGTTGGGTTCAGCGTATCGAGCATCAGCGCGAGCATTATTGAATTATCATGGGCGAACATGGGAGAGCCGGTTGAGATATCGAGGCGCTTGGCGGCTGAGCCGGGCCAGGTGCAAGCGCGCAATATCATGGCAGTCAGCTCAACGTGGTATCGCGATGCGGCGCTCTTGCCAGGAACGGCCTATTGCTATGACGCGCGACACTTGCGGACCATCAAAGACCCGCCAGGTTTCGTGGCTTCCGATGCCACTCCCCTTGCGTGCGCAAGAACTAGACAATGACAGACCCACTTTTTGTGAGGGCCGTTTATCGGCTCTTTGATCTTGAGGGCGTCGAATACCACAACGTAGAAGGCGACAGTGGTGGGCCGACTAAGTTTGGTCTTAGTAAACTTGCATATCCAGATTTAGATATCGCGTCTTTGACCGCTGAGCAGGCTATCGAGATTTACAAGCGCGACTATGGCGACCCGGTGAATTTCGAGCAGGTAAGAAATATCGATATCGCATTTCAGTTATTCGAAAGCGCGGTAAATTTCGACCCGCCAGGAGCGCCCGTGCGCGCGACCTTATGCGCGCAGGTTGCATTATCTGTGCTTGGCGTACCGGTCGCTGTCGATGGCAAAATGGGGCCTGAAACGTTGCGCGCGATAAACAGCTATGCCGATCAAGTGGCCTTGCTAAAACTCATGAACGGCATGCAGCTCGCGTTTTTGCTTGTCGGGGCATCGGGTACTCACGATTTGATAAAAGCTATCGAGGCGCGCTTGTCTACGCTTAGACTTTTTTTGCGGGGCTGGCTTCGTAGGGTTTAAAAACCTGGAAAGAAATGGTTCAACCGTGGCTAACCACACTGTACGCGAACTAAATCGTCATGAAAAATTACGTAGGGTCAAAGACGAATTAACTCAATGGCAACAATTCGTCGTCGATCACGAATCGCGACTTGACCGAATGGAGATTGCCGTTGCATCGCTGATGACGGTGGTAGCGGAACAAGATCGATGTTGGTACAGGCGTCTATGGCGTGCGGTCTTTAGAGCGGACACTTTCGCGGAGAGGGTAAACAAAGAAATCGACCGGCGCGTTGAGCAACGAAAGAAGCATTTAGAAGACGCCAGAATGCGAGAAGCCGCGCGTAAACAATCGAATGAATCTAGTAGTAACGCAAACCAGTAGGCCGACCGAAGCTCAAGCCAGCGCGGGCAATTACAAGAAGGCCCATATTAGGCTTCATGGGCTTGCCATCTCAATTGAAAATCCAAAAGGCTCGATTCGATCAGGAGTCAATTCGTTTACCGGCGAGCGTTGGCAGCGGCGGATGACCGCGCATTACGGTTATATTCGCGGTTATCAAGGTGCGGATAAAGACCAGCTCGATGTGTTTATTGGACCGGAGCCGGAGTCGCAGCGTGTTTATATCGTCAATCAGATAGTGCCAGAAACCGGGGCCTTCGACGAACACAAAGCGATTCTAGGATGCGGCAATTTGGAAGATGCCAAGGCGCTCTATCTGTCTAATTACCAGAAAGGCTGGAAGGGTATCGGCAACATCAAGGCGCTCTCTATCGATGAATTTAAAGACTGGCTCGAAGAGGGCGACTTGAAACACGCGAAGAAGGCATTTCAGCAAAAGCTGTCTGGCGGACTTGCCGATAAACGTGACCCGAAAGATTTCGACCGCGCTAAACTCGAAGCGGGGATTAGGGTTGAATTAGAGCACACCGACGATAGGGAGCTGGCGACTGAAATTGCGATGGACCATTTGACTGAGCAGCAAGACTATTACGAGAAGCTGAAGCAGGTGGAGAAGTCGTCGTTTATGCTTCAGGCAGAAAACGAAACCATCCGGCGAAACAAAAACAAGCCACAGGCCAAAGAGCGTCATCGGTTCAAACCCGCGCAGTGGACGCATGCCAACGGTCATCCGCGGTGTATTATTTGCGGCGATGAACCATCGGATACGGGGTATTGCAATGACAGCGCGAAGAAGTCCCAAGCTGGTTGGATAGGGGTCGATCTGGATGGAACGTTGGCGTACTACAACGGCGATCATGAAACGATAGGCCCGCCAATTCCGGCAATGTTAGCCCGCGTTAAAGCATGGCTCGCCGAGGGTAGAGAAGTCAGAATATTTACCGCTCGCGCAATAGACCCACGGGCAAAACGGGATATACAGGATTGGTGTCTGGAATATATCGGCGCTCCGCTTGCGGTCACAAACAAAAAAGACCCGGCAATGATCGAGTTGTGGGATGATCGGGCGGTCCAGGTTGAGAAGAATACAGGCGATCCGGTATCGACTGGCGGCGGCATAGTGGCGGCGATTGTCCTAAAGAGCGTGGGGGTTTCGCGTCGCGAGGAAGATACCTGGAAAGGCATTACGCTTGTCGTCGCTCCGACTGTCATAAAAGCCATCATCAAAACGCCCACAGTGCCGGGCGGCGGGCGCATCGATTGGGACGCCGTGCCAGTGGGCGCGAGCATTTGGATTACCGTAACCGACCCCGAATCCCCAATGCACGGGCGGCATATTCTGATTACGAAACGACCCGATGGCCAGGCCGTCATAGACCCAGGCGAAGCCAGGCGACACGGCTATAAAATGGGTTCTTGGGCCGATGAAGCGGCGAGCGATACTTCGGGCATGGCTCATGCATCTTTTCAGATGGGCAAGCTCCATGAACAACGAAAAGATGTGGAGCGCTGGCAGGCGTATGAAGAGCGCAAAAAAGAGCGCGAGCCGTTCGAGCAAAAGCTTCGCGAAGTGCGCGGCCAGGCGAATGCGCGCGCCCGCGAAGTAGAATCGGGCTTTCTCCAATCCGTGGGAATTTCGAAGCATGGTCTTACCAAAGTTGAGAAAGATATCGTCGCCCAAAGCGCGAGCAAACAGGCCGAAGACGCAGGCATGGAGCCGGAGCTAGCGCTGGCATATGGCAAGGCGTTGGCAAGGGTGCGCGACCAAATCGAGCGACGCTTTCAAAAGGATGCCGCGCTCAGACGCTACAAGGTCTATGAAAAGGCGCTTGAGCATTTCCAGGCAGAGTTATTTCCAAAGGGCGAAGAGCAGGCGGTCGAGCAGGAAGGCGTCACGTTGCCAACCGCTGCCCTGGTAGACGACGAACAGCCAGCGCAAGACCAAGAGGCCCAGCGGGAAGCCGATCTTCAAGCCTTGGCCCAATTGGCCGCGCGAGAGAGCGAACCGTTGGAAGTCGAGGCACCGCAAATCCCACTCGATGCCACAACCCCCCAGGAAGTCGAGAATGCCATCATAGAGGATTTTACCAAAAAGGCCGCAGAGGCCATGAAACGTCGCCAGGAAAACGAAGAGCTTCGTGAAGAGGCCAAGAGGGATGCCGTTCTCATCCGCGCCACACAAGAAGCAGAAGACCCGCTGGCGCGGCTTCTCTATACGCGGGACAGAGAGGCCGCTGAGCAGGCCGTCAAGGCATTCGGCGAATTGCAAAAGGCCCGTGCCGAAGCGGGCGAGATAAAGCAAATCATGCCGCCGAAACTGCCACGGCCAGAAACGGCAGTCGTGGCGACGGCCATAGAACAGCTCAGGCTTAAGGCAGTAGAAGCCGTAACCGAAGAGAAGATTGCCGAGGCCGAGAAGCGCTATCGTGATGCCGCGCAGATGGACCTGAACGAAAGCTTTTATGCGGTCGTATCGGAGCACTGGAATGACGAAACGGGGTATGCAATCAACGGCGGTGTCCAAGACGGCGCGAGCGAATTTCTAAATGGCATGCTGAAACGCAAGAAAGGTTTTGTTAGCGGAGCCGCAGCCGCAGCCTTGACCGGTCTTGTGGGGAAGCATACCGGCATCGAGCTGGACGTAGGGCGATTGGCGCATGCATTTTCGCCGGACGTTGCCGCAGCCGTCGTTGGCCATTGGCTCGTAAACCAGGCGCGGACGCGCCAGCTAAAAGGCAAATCAATCTCAGCAATTATCGATGCCATCGAGCAAGACAACAAGGCCAACCTGTTGCAGATGGAAAAAAAGGCGCTGGAGACAGATGCCAAGCTAAAGGACAGTTACGAAAAAATCCAAAAGCAAAAAAACAACGGCGAGCTGAGCGCGGAAGCAACTATCATGCGGATGGAGGCGCAGAATATCCTTCAGCGCCGGGAAAATATTGGTCGCGCCTTCGGGTCATTGTCCGCCAGCGGGTCGTTATTGGCAGCTATGAAACATGCCCAGGCCGGTATCGACGACAGGCTATCGGTCAACGTCGGGTCGTCGCGCGAGAACGCCGAGCGCATCTTGAAAGAAGAGCTTGGTATCAATCCGAATAAGCTCCCACCGGAAATAAAGATCACGCACAAAATTATCGGCTCAGAGGGTGGCGAGCCTTTGCCGCAGTATCAGATTAGCGCGAACGCCAGTTACTTTGCCCAACGCTGGGGGCGCAATGCGCCGATAGTCAATAAAGAGACCCAGGAGCTAAACAAGGTCAAAACAGACAATAGCCCAGTTACGAGTCTCGACAATCCGCCGCACTTTCGAACCGAATGGATTAACGATGCTGGGGAGAAAGTGCCATTTCTGTATAGACAGGGCCAACGCAACGACGTTAACTGGCTTCGCAAAGTAGGCGGTGGATTGATCACCCGTACAACCGGGGCCGGTAAGACATTAACCAGCGCCGGATTTATTTCGCATCTCCTGAAAGAGAATCCCAACTCCAAGCACCTGGCGCTTGTGCCCGATGGGTTGACCGCCCAATGGGCCGACCAATTAAGCCGCGCAACGACCATTCCGTTTATTGTCATACCGGAAAAGCAAACCAAAGAAGAGCGCGCCAAGTTTTGGGCGCAGGTCAAGCCGGGCATGATGGTTATTGCGTCGCATAGCGATGCTCTTAAATCGCAGAGCGACGTGGACGCTATTATCGGACACGGGTTTCATTCAGCGACCATCGACGAACCGCAAAATTTGAAAAGCCAGCAATCGGAGAAAATGGGTACGGCAGCGCGGCGCATTGTGAATTTGCCATTTAAGCATCGCGTTGGGCTAAGCGCATCACCGGCGCGAGAATCGATGGATGAAATTTACGAATGGCTTAACTGGTCAACAAAAGAGCATGTCGGCGAAGACAAGCGCGGACGACCGATGTTTCGGTCGAAAATTGGCAGCAAGGTCGGATTTGGTCGCATGTATGCTGGCGCTGGCGCTGGCACGAATGCTCAAGACGAAGCCCTGCAAAGCATGGTCTATCAGAAATTTTCTCCATTCCTAAGCGGCGATGAATTTAAAACCCGTCCTAATTACAAGGTCGTTAACAACGACTATACTGCGAAGCGAACGCCAGCGCAGATCGAAAAACAGAAAACCATCGAAGCTGGATACGAGGCGCTGAAAGACAAGATCACAACTGAGGAAACCGCCAAAGCGAAGCGCATGGGTAAAAATAAATTGTATGTTCAACAGCGCGTTGCCCAGCGTCTTCAAAAAGAAATGGAGCAAGCCCACTGGAAAAATTTGCACGGGGGTGAAGACAACGGAAAAACGCGGAGCGTCGTTGATAAGATCAAAGCGCACATTAAGGAGGGGCGAAACCAGCATATCGTGTTTGTTGATAACGATACCCATAGGGCGTCTATCGCGATGGCGCTTCGCAAGCAAGGCATAAAGGCTCAATATGATTTGACGGAATTGAACAAGCGAGCCAAGTTCAAAGAAGATGCCGAGAAGCTCGCCAAGGAGCATGGCATCACGCAAGAACAAGCAATCGAGCGCGTAGTGGCTAAACGCAAAGAAGAATGGGCGAGTCATAAACAAAAAGGCGAGCCATCGGTTATCTTCATCGATAAGACAAGCCAGGCCGGGCATAATCTTCAAACCGGCGATTCGATACAAATTGCCGGGCGTCCGGTAGATGCGGCTGGTCTATATCAATCCATAGGGCGCGGAGACAGAAGTCCGCGTGAGGGTGACTTCCATATCGACACGCACAGGTATTCCGACTCGCCGTTCGAGGATGCTCATTGGACCGACATCGATAACCAGCGCAAGGTTGTCTTGAGCATCACGCCAGCATTGGCTAAGTCTGCACATATAGGATTATTGATCAAAGGAATCAAATCTCGCATTCTGAATTACTTCGGACTGTAAAGGCCAATGTGTAAGTGCAATAGGGGGCGAACCGCGCTATGCAGACTAGCCATCTTACTGACGTGCTTAAGTTTTGCCTTGAGGTTGTCGTTGGTGTTCTTGTTGCTCTTCTCGCTTGGAACGGCGTTCAGTTTAATGACGAACTTAAGTCTCTTACGGCAATCACAAATGCAAATGTCGGTAACGTCATTGCGATCTCACGGGACGTTGCTGCGCTTGCAGAAGCAACGCGAAGACAGGATGCGCGCCTCGAAGCATACATGGAAAAAATGGAACGACGATTGGAAAAGTGGCGATGACTTCAAAAACGAATAAAGCAGCCGCCGAAGCAGATCGAGACTTGGAGGCTCTGTTAGCGCGGTGCAATAAATTTTGCGAAGATGCGCCGGGTGCAATGGAGCGCGCTGTAAACGATGGCGATTTCGAAACCGCGCAGAAAATCAAAAACGCCCTAGCGCATGTCAACGAAACAATGGGCATGATTCGATGGCACGGTTTTCAAGGGCAATTCGGCGGCAGTAAATTAATTCCAAAGCCTCACCATGACGTTAGAAGCGATAGCGGGCAATTCTCGAAGCCTGGCTCTTCGGGGCATTTCCTTGGAGCGCTGGCGAACATGGATAAGGCCGTCGATCAGCCCGTTGGCACGGGGCGACCGGGATTGCAGCTTATTGCGTCGAAGAAAAATCCACAGGTGCGCCGATGGCAGGGTCAACCAAAAATACATCTTGGCGTCACGCCGCGCGGCGTACATCAAAAACTGGTCGATGCGAAACCCTATAGGCCATTGACAGGCCAAGGCACCGGCCATATTTCGCGGACCATTCCAGGTGCGCGCCATGTCCCATACGCCAAAGTGCCCGGTCTTGACCGCATGCATGACCATATGGGCGCGTCAACAAAGACTGACTTTAAAGAGTATGAGAAAGCGCGCGACCGCGCCTTTAACAATTTGCCGACGCAAAAAGTACCGCTGAAGAATCTGACATATACGCAGGACCGAATAAACCACAGTCGCGCCAAGGAATTATCAGGGATACCTGAGCAGCTCAATAAGCCCGTACAGGTGTTAAAGCACGGCGGCGAGCACTATTTGATGAATGGCCATCATCGGGTTGCGGCACAGCATCTTGCGGGTCAAGAACACACAGATGCAAAGGTGCTCGATCTTGATAAACAGCCAACAGGCCAACGCACCTGGAACGTATCCGAGCAGGAAGCGCAACAAAAGATCGAAGAGGGGCGGCGCATCGCCGACGAAATCATCGATAAGCGCGGATTGAACGATGAGTTCGCGAAACTTCGTGCGCATCTTCAAAACGGCAAATCCACAAAGGACATGCATAGCGAAGGCGGGCAATATACTCAAGATCGCCTACGGCTTCATAACCGTATTATCGATGGCATGCTTCATGGCACCGTGGCGCAGGCCGAGCCGCGCGTAATCTATATGGGGGGCCTTCCAGGGTCGGGAAAATCGACGGTTGTAAAGAGAATGAACACCGATGGTTTTGTCAAAATCGATTCTGATGAAATTAAGCAAAAACTTCCAGAGTATGAGGGATGGAACGCGGCGCTACTTCAAGACGAAGCGACGGATATAGTCAATCGCTTGGCCGAGCAGGCGCTAGCAGGTCGTCGTCATATATTAATCGACTGCACGCTAAAAAGCGGCGACCAATACGTGGGACAGATCGCCGCAATGAAAACTCTCGGTTACAAGGTTGGGGTTGTATATACAGATTTACCGCCAGAAATAGCAATGGACCGCGCTATAGATCGATACAAGCATCAAGGGCGATTCGTTGACCCGCGCTACATTGCAACCCACGATCATAAAAACCGCGCATCGTTTGAGCGGCTAAAACAGTTGGCGCATTTTTACGCCGCTTACGATAACAATGTCCCGAAGGGCAGCGACCCAAAACTATTGGAAAAACGCGATGAACAGGAAGCTGGCAATGAGATGACCAAGAGCGTCGAGACCGATGGTAAAGATGGCCAGCGAGGCCAGCGAGATTACGTCGATGAAGGAGAAGACGGGTTTCTCGATGCTATTATGAGGGCACTAAAATCACGGATTGAAAGAAAGGGGAAAGACGACGATGCCAAGAATAGTACGCTTTGAAGCGGCGATAGCCGATAGCTCTTCGGCAATAAAGGTTCCAGGCGGGCAAGGCGATGCGGCGAGAATCATGCTCGATTGTTATGTGGGAAATCAGATTTTGGAGCTGGCTCAGCTTCGTGGGCATACGCTTCAGATCATAATCGGCCCGGTCGATCAGATGCGCCGGGTTATAGAGGCGGTAGAAGAAGATGGAGATCAGGTGTCAGAATCTCGATTGCGGTCGGTTGGGTAATAAATTTCGCGGGGCTATCCATAAGCCGCGCCTTCTAGCCGCTGGCTTAGAAGCGACCGGTTGTCTGGCTGGCGACGGTAGCGTGAAGCTTGAAATTCGCTGTCCGCGATGCGGAACGCTGACGCTTGTTCAAATGACCGCAGAGGGCGTTATTATCAAAGGAACAGGAGGGCATGACAATGTTTCGAAGCATTTCGCTTACGGGTAAAGTCGTGCGCGTGTTAAAAGCGTTCCAAGGCGAGTCGAACCGCGCGGCGAGGTATTTTGCTGTTGTGAAAACGCTTCGTGGGGGCCGCGAGCATCCGGTATCGGAAGCGCAGCGCCGATGGGCATGGTCCGCTGAAGAGCGCGGCGAGTTGCCGCCAGGCAAGGCGCACGAATGGTCGCAGCGCGTGAAGGGCAAGAAACTTCCAGAGCATACTGAAGATTTCAAGCCAGTCAAAAAAGCATTCTGCGAAACGGAAGAAGAGCATGACTGGAATATCGAGCACAACAAAAACAAAAAAGAAAACCCAGCCAGGCGCATGTCGGTACATAAGGCATTTCCGCATCATAGTGGAAGGCCGGGGCAACGGGGCGGGTCAACGCCGCAGTATTACGTCGGCCACGGGCATGACGGAAAGCGCGAAGTGTTTCAACATCATGAAGCACCGACACAAGAGAGCCACGGCGACAAATATGCATACTCGATAGGTCCATTCAAAACCAAAGGCGGCGCGAATATTATGGCCGAACGCGGCAATCCGCAAACCGTCCATGAGGCCGAACAAATCGCCGAGCGTCGGCGGCAGCAAAGCAAGGCGAGTCGCCAATCGCGCGCTGATGTATATGATTCACTCGGTATGAAAAAGGTGCGCGGCTCGCGCGGGGGAACATACTGGGAGTAAAGGGGTTCACGCTAAAATGAAACTCCCGATTGTCATAGTTAAAAAAAGTCAGCTCATATTCTCCAAGGCATTCCCGCGCCACAAGGGGCGACCGGGGCAAAAAGGCGGCTCTGCGCCATCCTATGCTCAACGAAAACGCGACGGCGAAGCAACGCCGATATTTAGCCGACCGTGGGAGCAAATAAAAGAGATGCAGCAGGGCGCTTACAAGCCAGCGCCCATACGGCGAACGCCGGGGAAGGATTATGGCGCGGACCCGCTGGGCGATGGAAAATTTCGCATGGTGCCATCGGGAGATATCGTTGATTTCGAAGAGCGCCAGCGTCGTCTTCGCAAGGCGTCTGAGCACGAAGCCTATCTTGCCGTTCATCCGCATATGACCGCGAGCGAGCGTTATGTAAACGGCCAGCGCATTAAGGACTTGCAAAAACTTGATACCGAAGAAGCTAAAAACGAAAGACGCAAAATCGGCCAAGAGACAATCAGAAATCATACAAACCCAATCGATTCGCTAACCAACCAGCGCGCAATGACGCCGCAAGAGCAAGTGCAGTATGGACTCAAGCGCTACGGCAAAGAATAAGACCAATCCAGAGCAACCCTGGAAGCGTTATCAGCGTCCTGATGGCGAATCCATATTGCAACTAGGAGATAGCCATCTTGATAAGAAAACTCTTGACAGGCTCATTGCCCAGGTCAAGCGCGATTACAAGGGCCGCAGCTTGCCAGAGAAAGTGAAGGCGTTAAAAACTCTCATAGAACAAATGGATAAGGGGGAAGCATCAATTGGATTGCCGGGCGGCGGACGCGGCTCGGCGAACTATCTTCAGCCATTTCGCGAAGCCGTTGCAAAACTGCCGAAGTCATTCGACGAATTTGTTTCGCAGAGCGCAAAGCAGGCTGGCGATAGATTATTGCACGCGGCAAAGAAAAGTGGTTATGGCGTCGAAGGCTACAACGTTGCCAGGTCCGGCGAATACTCACAATTGTTAACTCAGGGCGCTGGCTACATTGTCTATCACCAGTATTGCCAACACGCCGATCATGGAGAAGAGCTGCTTCGAAGACTTCAGGCAAATCAAATCACGATACCCTACGAGTTGGCCGCTGTGGCAACGTCTGTGGTGTGGGATGATAAATGGGGCAAAGAGCCAGAAGTTCAAATTGAAAAAGAGGGCGAGCGCTCAATAGGGCGAAGCGTGCAGTTCGCGCTTGCATTTAAACCTGAGACAGACAGCGACGCGGAAAAGCTGGTTAAGTTTTTTGAGCGCAATGCAAAGCATGGAGGCAAAGAGGCCATCTCGCATAGCTGGTGCGCGCCCGATATTCGGTCCAGTGAAAAAGTTGGCGCGTTCGATCAAACGATTTTGAACGTGCAGCCGGTTGGTGAATTCGAGCTGCTCATACTGCGCAAAGAAGCCATCCCAGGATTTCGCGCCCAACCGATCTGGATAAATAAGGATTTGTCAAAGCTTGTCAAGGCGCTCGCGATCTATCGCCTTGCGCCATTCGCACGCCCGCTTGTATTTAAATTTGGAAAGTCTATAAACCTGAATAGGCTGATTCAACGGAACGGCTTCTTTGAAAGCGTCAAGCTATCGCCGCGCGAATTGGGCATCCGCCTGGTAGTAAAAGCCAGCTCTTTGCTTGGGCATATCAAGCCGGGCCATAAATACACCAGTCGCGAAGGTGCGCCGGGGCACTATCAGTATCAATATCCCGAAGACGATAAGGCTCAACAGCATCGTCAAGAAGTCAGCGATGTGCTACGTGAGGAACGTTCGCGAGGTCGCGTTCCGCCACCCTCAAAAGAAGTAATCAAAGAGCGGCTAAAGAAATTGAGCGATATGAGGAATTTTCTAGGTATGCCGTGGCCGGATTTTAAGCGCGTACTCGATGCCGCAGGAATAGTCGAAGGCGAGCAGTTTAATCTGGCGAGCCAGGCGTGGAATGAGTTTCAGAAGGGGCGTCGGCGATGATCTTCGCTATTTTATCCAGGGCCGCTTCGGCTTCTTCGGCTGGCATCGCGGCGAGACTGCTGGCAATTATGTCAAGAATATCGTCGTCGGACATGGGTCTAACTTAATCCATGATGACCAAGGCTGTCAACTGTTCATGCGGAGCGTCTTTGGTTGATTCCGAGGGAGCGGTCCCAAGAAGGCGGAAACTCGTAATCCACGACGGTGAAATTTACATTCATTGCCCAGCGTGTCGCGGGCATACGCGGATAGGTCGCTGCGAAGGCTCGGATGGTCCACCTAAGCCGGAAATAAGAAAGTCATTAATGAACATTGTGTTTGTGTCCAAGAGTCAATCAAAACAAAGGGGGGAATGATATGGCTATGCAATTATCGGTAGCGGCTCGAAACGGGCGGCTCGATTCAATCGAAACTGTGATCGGTGCGGATGCTATTCTTCGAATTAGGACCGGCGCGCCGCCAGCGAACTGCGCGGCGGCAGATAGCGGCACCTTGCTGGCTGAGATGATATTGCCGTCCGACTGGATGGCGGCAGCGGCGTCGGGGTCAAAGGCGAAAAGCGGCACATGGCAGGACGCATCCGCAAACGCGGCTGGCGTTGCCGCACATTTCAGGATTTACAATTCTGCCGGTACGACCTGTCATATCCAGGGAACCGTTACGGCTACTGGCGGCGGCGGCGATATGGAGCTGGACAATACCAATATCGCAATCGGCCAACAGATTACGATTACCGGCTTCACTCTCACAGACGGCAACGCTTAAACCAGCCGTGGCTGGAGGGGGTCATCCATCATGAGAATGATGCTTGCTGCGCTTGTATGCGCAGGTTTATTGGTGTGCGCACCGGACGCCGGGAATGCTCTTCCCGGCGACCCGATTGCGGATTGCAGTCTAGTCGCCAGCGGAGCAAGCGCAACGATTCGGCCTGGCGCTGGCGAGTCGTGGATTATTCACAACATCTGGTTTAAGTACAACGTTGAATTAATCCGCACAAACGGAACCGTCACACTTGACGGTCTTCAGTTTCTAGGTCCGGACTTTCTGCCAACCGTATTCCATGTCACCAACGGCAATTATCTTCAGGTCAAGAATCTCCACGATTCGACCGCCTTTGGTGTGTGCTGGGATGGACTCGTAACAAAGTAAAAAAGAGGCAATTATGCGCTTGCTAAGATCGCTTACTATCTTCTTGCTATTGCTCTTGACGCAGCACGCCTATGCCCAGCCGCGCGCGCCGCGCGGGTCCGAAGTCGGGTTTTCAATCATTCCAGCATCGAGCGCGACATGGACTTCGGCTACGGCAGCGGATAGCACAGCGCAGATTATCGGCGCTGGCTTTTCTACGGCGGCGGTGACGCTTCGCGCATCGGCGACCATAACTGCTGGCTCTCTCAACTTTGAAGTCAGCGACGATGGAAGTAATTTCTATCCCACAAGTTGCGTGCGGATGGATGCTTTTAACAATGAAGTCGCGTTCGTGCTGTCGGTTACGACCAAAGCGTGGCTGTGCAACATGGCCGGATTCTCACATTTTCAAATACGGCTCAATCCGCAAATAGCTGGCAGCGGCACCATCATTGTCAGGGTTCAGGGAACCGCAGCGCCCATGCCATCACGCGCCGTGGTTGGCCAAGCAACGCCGGGCGATTTGCAGGCCACGGTGAAGGGTCCAGGCGCGGTTATCGGGGAAAGCTTGGCGGTAAGATGCGTGAATGCCGCCAACAATGCGTTTGAAGCATGCGGCAGCGGCGGCGGTTTAACAGAAACCAATTTCGATAACAAAGTCGGCGAAGTCCAGGCATCGCCAACCGCCAATACTTTGCTAGGTCGAGTAAAGTCAGTTGAAGATAAACTCGACGCGATTCAAACGGAATTAAATGCAAAGACGGAACCGAGCGATAACCAGAATATTGCAGGCTTCGGCGAAGTCCAGGCATCGCCAACCGCCAATACGCTATTAGGTAGAATCAAGGCGCTTGAAGATCGCGCCATTCTTCTTTTGGCCGATACAACCTTCGTGGCGCGTATTGGAGAATTGCAGGCGTCGCCAACCGCGACTACCATGCTGGGGCGGTTGAAATCCCTAGAAGACAAAATCGATACGCTCCAGACGGAACTGAATCAAAAGACAGAACCCGCGAATACTCAAAACGTAGCCATTCAGCCACCGACTTCAGGCGGGACAACTCCATTTAGGCGGGTGTCAACAGCCGATACCAATGCGGCCAATGTCAAAGCATCGGCGGGCCAGCTCTACGGAATTCAAGCGTCAAACGTCAACGCGGCGGCGCGCTACGTGCATGCCTACAATAATGCCGGGTCGCCGACCTGCAACACGGGAATAATACATAGCTGGATTATTCCAGGTAATACTGCTGGCGGTGGCACGAATATAGATTTCGGCCCCGGCCTTGCATTTTCGACTGGCATTGCAGTTTGTATAACAACCGCTGTTGATGGAACCGGTTCAGTTGCGGCAAACGAAATAATCCTGAACATGCAAATCAAATGAAAGCACTTCTAGCGCTGCTATCTTTCTTGGCGCTGGCGACCCCAGCGCTTTGTGCATCTATTACGCCTGCATATACAAGTGTAACGACAAACCAAAGTATCGGCACGGGGGGCATTACAGATATACCGGGTGCTTCCATCTCAAGTGGCAACTTCACGGCTGGCGAAAAGTATTTAATTATCACGGGTGCTCATGTCGCGAACGACTCAGCCGATGGGAATATCAATACGCGGACAACGCACGGCACGACTGACTTTACCGAAAGCATAGCTGTTCACGAATCTCCATCAGCAGGATTGCGGCGCGGGCAATATGCATTCATGGATTTATGGACAGCGGTTAGCGGCGAAGGCATCAAGATGCGATACTCGCGCGGGCCAGCCGGGACAAATGCGCTCGCCGATCAAATTTATTTGATTTCAATTCCGCTTGCCCAACTTACCGATGGCAGTGACTATAAATACGGCGAAAATACGACGACCACGGCGGTTGATACTTCATGGAGCGGTCATGCCTCTATAACATTTACTCCAGCTAATGCTGGAGATACATGGCTAGTCATCGGCATGCTTCGAATGATTCACGGTGGGGCGACCACTACTTCGAGCATGGGTCGCCTGGCCAGATCGGGTGAAGCATCATCGAGCACACCAGATGGGCGCATCGAGCACGCCAGCGATACGACTCACCAGACAATGGTGTTTTCACGCTGCTATACTCTTGGAAATGCGTCGAATACTTTTACGATAGAGGCATCGGAATCGGCGTCTTCTTCTCACTCGCATGAATGGAGCGCGGTCTTTGCTCTCAGGTTAAATGCATTCGATTCATGGGCGTGCTCGTATACCGATGGAAATACGGCAGTTGGAACCGGAGCATTCGGCTCGCAACTCCAGACAGCAACGATTACGCCAAGCGCGACCGGCGATGTGTGGTTTGGGGCCACATTTGGTTTTGACGTTGAAGCCGGGACGCGACTATTGACTTTTAGAACTCAAATCGATGACGCCGACTTTCCGGCCACGCAAACGTCCGACGCTTATACGAAACGCATGGCGCGCGACGACGGCGACGTTGCGCCATACATGATGCAGGGAATCACGTCGCTTTCAAACGCGGCGCATACAATCGACCTGGATGCGCATGCGGATAGCAACGGCGGTGGCACGCTGTTTTCGCAGGCGGTTCACAGAACGATATGGGCTGTTAGCATGCTATTGGCAAGTACGCCGCCAGCGCCGAGCTGCAATTCGAGTCAGTTTCTTTTAATGGGGGCTTCATGTTAGCGCGCATCGTTATTCAGATCGCCGTATTGCTTTGGGCACTGTCATCGGTAGATGCTGATGTATTTTACACCGACAAATCGCATCCAGCGGCGAGCGATGCAAATCTGTGTTGGAGTCCCGACGCTCCATGTTTAACGATCAATGGCGGAATCGCCAAAACGTCATCATCTGATGAACTGCGAATAGGCGCTGGAGTCTATGACGAAATAATTACAGGGAGCGCCTTTAATGGTCGCAACGGTACGTCGTCGGCGCGGACCAAGCTGACCGGAATGACGGCGGCGCGATGGATCTTGAGGCCGACTTCGTGCCCCGGCAATCATGTCGTATTTCTTCAGGATGATTCGTGGATTGAATTCCGCCGATTTATTATCGACGCCAATGGTCTATGCGGAGTCGGCCTTCGATTCGATGGTAACAGCTCGGACAATTTGCTGCGCGATGGAGAAGTATTTAATTGGGCTGGGAGCGGTTCTAGTTCACAGGGCATTGCCGGAGATTCGGGCACGCCGCTTAGCCATAGAAATAGAATCGATAATGTGTGGGTCCATGCCGTTACTCCTACCCCACCGGGAGACAATACGTCGCATGCCATTTATGTCACGGGTGACGATTGGATTATAGAGAACAGCACAATCGAGGGCGCATTCGGCCACGGAATTCACGACACGAGCAACTTAGGCCAGACGAACAATCGAACGATCATCCGTGACAACACAATTCGAAATAATGGGTCATGGGGCATTGGCATATATGGTGGAGTCGATAAACAGGTCTATCGAAATAAAATCATTGGGAACGGAGGCCGCCTCATCGATACGGGCGGCATCGGCATGGGCGCGCTGTCGGCGGCAAGCGAAGCAGTGGACCGGGCGCTGGTCTATAGCAACACGCTTTATAACAATACGGGGCGATGCATCTGGAACAAGCATGCCAGCACAGATAACGCGGAGATAATCAATAACCTCTGCCTGCTCAATTCAAACAACATAATAACCAATAGCGGCACCGGTACAGTTCAAGCGACCAATATTTTAAGCAGCAATGCGTCCGATATAGCCAATGCCGCTGCTGGCGATTTTACTCCAGTCGCCGCTTCTCTGATCAATCAAGGCACGATTGTTAGCCTGCTTCCGTTCTCGGCGAATTTACCAGAAATAGGCGCTATCGAAATCCCGGTTACTTATTGGATGTCACCTAGCGGCGGTGCCGCAACCTGCGCGCTGGCAAGCGGGGCCAATGACCCAGGTCAATATCGAACGCCAGCTCAAGCACGGCTCTGCGCATCGCGCGGCGATACCATCATCGCAAAGAAAGGAACCTACAATGCGAGCGGCAGCGTATTATTGCTGCGCAGCGCCGATGGGGTCAAAAGCGGAACCGCAAATGCACCTATCAGGCTTACCGCCGAGAATCCAAGCACATGCGTAAGCGTCGCAACGTGCGTAGTATTTCAGGGCAACGGCTTGGCGGGCAATGTCTTAGAGTTGCGGGACATAGCATGGTGGGTCGTTGATAATATCATTGTCAGGAATGCCAATAATGCCGCATATACAGGTTCAGGAGCGTCGAACCTAACCGTCGAAGGGGCTGCCAGAAATATTATACTGCGACAACTAATTGTCGCCGATGTTAATACCTTTGGGAACAATCAGCCGCTACGAATCGGAGGGGTCAGCTCGGCTGTCTCTGACATATTGGTAGAAGACGTTGATGTACTACGTTCGCACAGAAACCATGTGAGCGCTTTCGAATCGGGCACTTCGAACGTTACGTTTAGGCGAGTTTATGCCAGCCAATCCGTAGCCAGTAATTGTTCTCCGACATGCGGCCCGCCCGATGGGTTCGTATTCTACGATGGGAATAATTCGAGAATCGAAAACTCGATTGCCGAAGGTCTGTCGGGGTTCGGCTTTACCGGCTGGGGTAATGGCAATGCCGTTGAAGCATCGGTATCGCTTGAAAATCAATCGGGGTTCTTTGGTGGCGCTGCATCGTCGGGCAGCGGTCAAGGAAATAATTTTTCGTTCAAAGATATCGTCGGGATTAGTCCCGTAGGTGGCACCTGTCTGTTCTTGCGCTCCGCGCATGCGACTGCGAGCGGCGTAACGTGCCTCACTGGCTCAATCGTTGCCGACAATGAATTTATTTCAACCGGCTCGGCAAACGTAATCATTGAAAATGCCATAGCGACAGACCGTCCATCCAATTCGGGGTTTTTCCTCGACAATCGTGGTGCCATTGGTTGGGATACCAAAATTTTGAAATTCTCGCAGGAGTGGAATACCCAGGGCGCAAACGGCGGCTGGACCTTAAGCAATGTTCCGCCAAATCCACCAGGCGATGTTAACCCAAATATGGGCGCATGCAGAGTATGGGTTCCTACGACTGGCCCATTCAAAGCCAAGGGCGAAAATGGCGCTGATGTTGGCGCTGAAATCCTCTATGCAATCATCGATGGAGTTAAGACCACGTTGCCGCTGTGGGACGTTCTCACCGGCAAAATGAAATATGGGCCAAATGTCGTTAGCGGAGTGAATGATTCCAGCACGGGGCGCGTGCGCGATACTGTCGGCTCTCGGCTTAATATCACTTCGGCAGGGTGTTTGCCGACAGGCTATGCAATTACGGCGACCGCGACCCAAACGCTCAGCGACGCGACAGTTGCGAGCGCTGCGACAGTCGGCATAAGCGGACTGGTAAATAAAAGCCTTGGGGGCGCATCCGTGAGCGCCAGCGGCGGTGTGCCGACTTCAACGAGCCTTCCGAACACTATGGGATGGTATCAGATTCCAAATACCAAGCTGCGCGCCGTATGTCCGCCACCGGCTCAATATCCATCGATTCAGGGAATCGAAGGCTGCGATGCCGTAACGAAAGACTGGAATAGCGCCGTTCTCGATAAAGCCAACAATCGTATTATTATTTGGGGCGGTGGCCACAACGGATACCACGGTAACGAAGTATATTCTTTCGATATCGACGGTCTTATAGTTCAACGCCTGAATAATCCATCAGTGCCGATTCAGCTTTGTTCCGCGTCATATCCAGATGGGACGCCAAGCGCGCGCCACACCCAGGACCAAATTGTCTATATCGGTCATGCTCATGTGCTCTTCAATAAGGGTGGCGCGTTCTCTTGCGATCAGGGCGGGATTAACCAAGACGCATGGGCGCTCGACCTTACGACTCTTCAATGGACGCAAAAGAGCATCGTGCCAAACATCGGCGGCAATACCTGGGTAATGGATTACGACCCGCTATCGCGACTCGTTTATGCCGCCGCAGATGATAATACATTTCGCTCCTACAATTATGATGGCATCGACGGCGGCACAGCCGATACCTGGACAACGCTCAGAACCAATGCGTTTGCTTCTGGTTTCGGCGCAAATTTTCGTAGGACGGGCGTCATAGACCCGGTGCGACGAAAATTTTTCATGATTGGCAATGGCACGATGCACGCTTACTCACTGGTCGGCCCTGCATATACCGCCGAAAACCTAACGACACAAGTCACAGGGGCAACGGCCATTATCAACGAGTTTGGTCCAGGCGTCGCCTATGACCCAAAGTCCGGCGACTTGGTACTATGGAAGGGCGGCGATTCGGTCTATCGATACAACGATGACACGAAAACGTTCACGCTCTATACCTATGCAGGCGGACCCGTTGCGACGCCGAACGGCGTCTATAAGCGCTTCACATATTCGCAGAGCCGCGACGTATTCATTACCTGCAATGACATTGACGACGATTGCTTCGCGCTCCGCATCCATCCCGTGGGCGTGGCAACCGGAACACTTGCGACGCTCGCCGCTGGCATGCGGGCAAACGAGTGGTCGCAGTTAACCGGCGTTGCGCCAGATATTTCAGCTCCTAATAGCGCCAATCCTCTTCACCAAGTTGGAGCAAGCGGAGGCGGTGCTGGAAATACAGTGAACTATGCCTGGAATTTTGGATTCGACCCCGTAAAGCAGGTCATTCATTATATCGGCAATGATCATGTGGACTCGATTGTCGCTCTCGGCCAGCGTTACGTGCGATTCGCGTTGTCCAATAACACATGGAGCGAAGTCGTTGGTCCACACGCGCCAGGCGTGCCAAGTAACTGTACGGCACCCGGCCCTGGTAATCCTGAATATCCACCTTTTGCATGTCCTACTGGCGGCGTTACCGATCACGGCTACGGCTCTCACACGGTCATTCCGGCAGGCGATTTCGGACATGCATGCACGATACTATATCGCAAGCCATCCAAGGGTGCGCGGTCGATGTCTCGCTTTGATACCTGCACAAACCAATGGCTGTCCAATACGGCAAACGATCCAAATATATTAGGCGGTGGCGGTGGCGGCTGTTGCGGAAGTATAGAGTATGTTCCAGGGCGCGGCATAATTCACACTGTCGGCGCTGAAAACAAACTTGAGTTATGGAATCCAGCGACCGATTCATGGAGCACCGTCGCATCCGGCTTAACCGGCCTGACCAATGGCAATACTTTTACTTTTGCGACGCCATATAACCCTAAATGCAAGTGTTTGATTTTCGGCAGTCGGAACGCCAGTGGGCCTGGCGGCGTTGGCTCAGCGATGTATAGGTATGATGCCGTTACGAATACCGTTACGCAAATTTCGGCCACGCCAGCAGCGCTGAGCACATATAGTGGAGTTGGTACGCCAATCGTTCCAACAGCAGATCATGTGAGCGGCCTATTTATATTAGTGTCGGCGGATACAAGAGACCTGTGGACATACGACTGGGCGACCGATCAATATCAACAGATCACCAATTCGATCAACAAGCCGTCATGGGCGAATACCATGATTATCGGCGGGTATCTGCCGACTCACGGGGTTCATCTCTATGTGGAATGCGGGCCGCAGGTCGCGGCATGCTCGATGTGGGCATATAAGCATGTCAACGGCGGCGGCGTATTTGATTCGAATGCACGCGCACAAGCGATTGGAGTCGTGCGCTACTTCGGGTTCGAATCTCCAGCAGATTTAGGAACTGAAAGTTCCGTAACTAATTTTGGTTACTTTGCCAATGGAGGCCCGTGCGGTTCCAGCGCGAGTTTTAGCTGTCCAAGTTTCGATACGACGAAAGCTGCGAGCGGGATAGGGTCGATAAAGTTCGTAGTGCCGTCGCAATCTGTCGCCGATTGTTGCGGTGCGTGGTACACGAATTTCTCCGCTGACTTACTGACTCAATTTGGCGGCGGGCAAGAATTCTTTGTCCAGTTCAGATACAAGCCCTCAATTGAATTCATCAACCAGTATTTTCAACCGAACGGCAAGGGCAAAATCTTCAGCGTCGGCACGGGCGACTTGGGCGCGAATAGTGCCGATTCATGCACGGCGCAAGAAATAGTCCTTGACCATTATCTAGGGCACCAACAAAATCCGCCACCGGTTAACCTTTACCATAATTGCGGGTGGTATGAAGGAATGACCCCACCGTTCGACAACCCGAATATACCGGGCGCTGGTAGCGATGATATCAGATTGCAGAATGCGCGCCCGAATCCATTTTGCACATATGAGCAGCGGGGCGTGGGCTTCTTCGGTCAGCTCAACGGTGGCCGGATTGCCTATTTTCCGCCATTTGGAAATTGTTTTCCGCTTGTACCTGAATGGATGACGGTGCAGATCGGAGTTGCGTTAGGACCACAAGAGGTTGCGGCGAATTGCGTAGCACCGAACAATCAACCGCTGGGCGTGGCGTGTTATAAAGCCAGCATAACGCGCCTTTGGATGGCGCGCGAGAATGTGCCGCAAGAGCCGGTTGTAAATTACACGCGCGACCTGAACGCAACCAATGAAATCCCAGGGAACAATAAATACGGCAAGCTGTGGCTTCTGCCGTACATGACAGGGAAGACGGCTTCGCAGATAACCATCCCGGCTGAAGTTCGCTATGACGACGTATTAATCAGTACGCGCTTTATTGAAAATGCATACTCTGGTGGCGCAACTGGAACAAGCGGCGGCGGCGGTGGGGTGGGTACGGTATCGCAGACCAGATTTCCAAGCGGCGACAGCTCTATTAATAACAACTGGACCGCTGTTGGCGTTGGAGCATCGAGCAAGTGGGATGCGGTCGATGATCAAACTCCCAATGACGACGCCGACTATATTCAGCGCTCCGACTCGTTTGCAAATCAGCAGTTCACGTTCCAGCCGTTTAATATCAGCGCGGTATCGATTTCAAAGGTCAAGGTTCATGCACGGTTCAGAAACGGCGGCGGCTCTGGACATAATTTCACCGTTGGCCTATGGATGGGAAGCGGCGTTAATGTCTACTTCGGCGCGCCGCAGTCTGTAACGAGCTGTTCGGCCTACTGCGATCATACGTCGGAATTTATACTCAATCCGGTTACTAACCTACCCTGGATTGAAGCCGACGTGGAAGGCACCGGCCCGAATCCAATTCTTGAAATCATCGCGCGCGCCACATCGATGACAACAGGCGATCAAGTGAGGGTGACTCGCCTGGCTATCGAAGTCGAATACGTCGATGCTGGTGGGACTGGGGGGATATCAGGCGTTGTTAATAAGACGCTTGGCGGGCTAACTGGAACAGGCGCGGCGACGGTGGCAATAAGCGGCGGCGTGAACGCTGCGCTCGGAGCCGCGACTGCGAGCGCAACTGCAATTACCGGCATTACTGGTACGCTAGGGGCGACGCTTGGCGATGCGACGGTATCGGCGACGGGCATTGCTCCGACGCCAGTTAAAGACCCCGGCCATTGGGCCAACTCTGCATTGCGCAGGAATGGTCTTAGAACGATTGGGGGCAATCGCAACTTGCCGCGATAAGTCTGTATATACATGGCTATTACTGGCCGCACAGCAACGGGGCTTTTCATAATAGACAACGACCATGATCAAAATGGTCGTAAAGTCATTGACCCGATAAACCGCATTCTGGAAGACGGCGAAGTCTATTTCCAGCTTCAAGCCGGTGGCATTCTATTCAAAACACTCGATGACGCAACCAGCCAGTCTTCCGGTTCGGTCTCTATTTCTGGAACTACCAGCGTAGCGCTCGCGACCATCGTTCTCGATGCGGATGCGACGCTCGCTGGAGTCGGAGCGCTCAGCAAGACCCTTGATAACGCAACCCTTGTTTCTACCGCGCAGGCCGAAGTTAGGGGCATAGTCAGTCGGACCCTGGATAATGCAACAGCCGTGGCAAGCGGCGCTGTGGCTGTCAGCGGCAGTGTCAACGAAACGCTAGAAGACGCCACTCTCGACTCAGACAATTCGGCAGAAATTCGCGGGTCTGTCACTGCGACGCTAGAAACTGCGACGCTGCTTGCGAGCGCCACGGTTGTCGTGTCTGGCCAGACTGTTCGGACGCTAGAAGATGCAACGCTCGTATCGAGCGCGACGAATGAGATTCAGGGCACGGCAGCGCAAGCGCTTGAAAGCGCCATATGCACGGCAGCGGGCACGGTCGATATTGCCGCGCAGCTCGATAGGGTTCTCGATGATGCGACGCTTGATAGCAGCGCCACTGTAGCAACGGAACAGGTCTTAGGCGACCTTGCGGTTACTCTTGACGATGCGACAGTAGTTGCCAGCGCTGGAGCGGCGGTGTCATGCACTCTATCGCGAACGCTCGATGCCGCGACGGTATCGGCCCAAGCGGCAGCGGAGATTCGCGCGACGCTATCGCGAACGCTCGACGTGGCAAGCTGCGACGCTAATGCCATTGCCATTGCGGGGGGTGTCGTCACACGCGCGCTCAGTGATGCCGTATGCGCAAGCATTGGGCAAGTAGTCGTAGCCGGTGCTCTTAGCCAGGTGCTAGAAGACGCGGTTCTCTTTGCGAACAATCGACCATTCGCTATTGTCGATACGGTGCTTGCTCCATTGACGCTAAGAGCCAGCACGGTCGTGGGCAAAAAGCCGTTCAGTAAGCGAACGATTGCGGTCGTTACTAATAGCGAAACGTGGGTGGATACCAATGGCTGATTTTTATATAAAAAAAAACGACGAGCATCCTGCGCTCGATGTGGCACTCAAGAATATTAACGACGAACCACAACCGGTGCCAAACGGCGCGACTGTGATATTGTATTTTAGGCTTGTCGATGCGCGCGTTGATCAAACTAAGCTGTCAAAAGCGATGGAAGTTGTCGATGGTCCTAACGGTTGGGTGAGAGCAGTATGGAGCGTGGATGAATTGGCAGTGATAGATACCGGCCTGTATTTCGCCGAGGTCGAAGTCAACAAACCTGGCGCGATGACGCAAACGTTCCCGAATTCTGGTTACTTCGAGATTCGGGTGTTTGAGGAAATCTGACAATGCTAATCGGAGTCATGATTAAAGCAACCAGGCGCGTCGGCGATTATGTTAGGAACGGCAGGCGCGTGTCCGGCTACACGAGCAATTATACGCCTCGCGTGAAAAACCTGTTTAATCAGCATTATGAAAAACTGTCGAAGTGGTCGATGCAAAGCGCGTTTCACCAAATCGCCAAGGGCACGCATATCAATTCGATTGATGACGCATGGCTGGCTGGCATGGAGCATGCCCTAGAGGGGTTGCGACGCTACAAGCCAAGCAAGGGCGACTTGGTGAAATACATTCGCCCGCTGATTAAATTCGGCATTCAAAAACATATTCATTGGGAGCGTTCCAAGGGGCTAAAGGGCACGCGGACCCTGTACGATTTGATTCATGCTGCAACGACCGATGAAGAGCGCGAGAAGATCATCGAGCGGTTCCCTGAAGTCTCGCAGATCGATGAAACTATTCCAACCGGGTCAATCGAAGACGTGCATGAAGCCGCGCGGGCACTACTGCAACGCGATGCATTGCTCGATCAAATTGAAAGGGAGTTTGGCGCGAATCTAAAACAGGCAAGGGCCAAGCTTCGCGAAAAAGAACGTAAGCGCGAAACATGGAAAAAGGTGAGTATCGCAAAGCGGCAAATCAAGACCTACCGGATGAAGACTTTCGACAATATGAGTTTTCGTCAAATCGCCGATAAGCTTGGCATCAGCGTTGACCGAGCCTATAACGACTTCAAAACGGTCGGCGAAGTGATAAGAAAGATTCGCAGTCAGATGGCGGATACAAAAAAAGCCCTAAGCGGCCAGTCCGACGCCGAGCGGCGTTTCGCGCTCAACATCGAACGGCTACATAGGGCTTGTGAGAATAGCTATCCGGAAGACTACCAAGAATATTTGTTAGACGTGTTGGCCGGGTTGCTGTCGAGGCTTGCGGTCTCGCCAGATTAACCGCGTTGGCCGGTATGCCTTAAACAACCAGCATCCCAAAAAGCCACGTTGCGGCATCGGCGGTATATCGACGACATCAAATCCATAGCAGAAATATATTCCTACCTTGTCGGGCGCTTGATGCGTTCGCCCTGTCGTAGCAAGTGTTACCGGTTTGGCATGACGGTCAAGGTTGAAATGTTGCGCATAGTCCATGCGACCGCAGAGCCACGGGCACATCTCCATTGCGTCATAGGCGCAATTTTCGTGCATCGGGCCATCGGTGAATAGCCCGGCTTCGCAGCCACGCGGCCCGCCGATGAAGCATATTGGCTGAGTTAAACTGTCACCACATATCCAACACAGGCATTCCGTAGCGCAGCGTCGCCGTTTATCTTCGTCGGTGATTTTGAAATCGGGCACGCCATTTTTATCGATGGAAGCAAAGAAGACAATCGGAATGCCCTTATACGTTGGAAGTTTTGCGATTCGTGGATTCATGATGTTCACCTTTTACCTTCTGGCTCATTCGTCATCGACCGTTTCGGGAGACACTGCATATGCCGTTAGCGGCCGATTCGGCCTGCCGTCCTCGCGCAGCGGACGCGATTCCGGTATCTGCTTCCAGGTGTTTAGAAGCGCATCGAGATCGTCGAACCGCATTGCCTCAGCTCTGTTGTTGGTCAGTTCCGCCATGCCGAAACCCTTGGCAAATTCCAGGTCGTACCGTTTGAGAAACTTGGGCGGGTCGTAGCTGTCATAATCGGTGCCGTGAATGACCATGATGTATTTCGTCATTTAATCCCTCCACATTTATCTTTGCATGTTTCTATTCGGCGCGTGCCGAGGGGTTAGATTAATGCCCAAGTTCGTATCTTGTTTGTCGCAAATTCAATATCGCCATACCAAATGCGGCGGGCTTTATTTGCGATAAGGGTTATTCTATAAATTCCCTTGGCCTGGTGGGATACGATTAGAACAGTCCTGTCGCCGGTCCATTGTCGCCGTTTGTGTGTGGTCAATTCAAATGGGTCGTTCATAAATATAATCGTAAGTCGTTATCTGTTCCATCGACAAATTGCTTCAGCGTAACCTTAGTCAGCTCTCTGTAGTCTCGACGACCATCGCTCACTGGATGGCGATAGGTTATCCAGGCATCAGTAGAAAGCATCATCTGGTTATGTTCGAACCCGTATGCTCCACAATCAGGGCATACCCATACAATGCTCTGATCAACGGTTTCAATATCTGTTTTCTGTGGCGCTACGTTTGTTGGGCAGCCTTCCCTATGACTGAATTTCGTTTTCGCTGCTCTTGGATAGCTGTAAAGAAACTCGATCTTGCGCACGCCATAAGTGTGCCAGCGTCCAAATGTTATATTACCGCCAAGTCGGCCACGCTTGGTATTGAACACCGGGAAGGCCAGGATGCACGGAACCCTTTCGTTAAAGAAAGCAAAATCATATCGTAGCATGTCGCAAATCGCGCGCTCCGACAGGTCGATAGGTGTATCCGTGGAATAGAAGTCCAAGCGAATGAGTTTCATGCGTCCAGCTCCTGTTCGTTTCTTAAACGCTCTTCAATCGCCGCAACTAAAGCTCGACGAGAACGATAAAGACTCAAGTTGTGGGAAACCAAATAACGTGAAGCATTCTCGTTTGGATAAAACTCCCAACAACTGGGAGCGAAGGCTTGTCGTGGTCTCGCTTTTGCGAAACCAATTTGAGTTCCATCAATATAGATTGCCCAACGAGCAGACAATGTAGTGTTATCAGAGCCACGGCCAAAACTTTGGTTTGCCGCGTCGGTTTTTCTAATGGTTACGTTCATACTTATCCCATACTTATCCCATACTTATCCCATAATACGCCGAACACTCGCTCCCATCTTGGAGAGCCGACATCTCTTAAATAAATGTTTATTAGTGCCTGAAGTTCTGGATTTTTGGCGTTCAGCTCGCTCGCTGCTTGAATGTCGGCAAGAGGCTGGTCATCTTCTACCGCAAATTTGGCGGTGGCTACTTTAATGCCGCTTTGCTTGACCGCCTGGAGAAATACCCCTATCGGCTTCCAGGCGCAGAACGCGGAGTCCATCAGCGCGACAAACCGATTTAAGCCGCCGAACGGCCCTATGAACTGGCCGATCATAACAGGTTCCAACCAACACCATACTTTCAACTTAGGGCTATTGCGCCGAGTCAAACGACGAAGCGGGACAACATAATCGACCCACGTTCCCTGATTGCCGGTGCCAACCCAAATGTCATAATATGCAGTATCGAATTGCGGGTGCGGTGTTTTCAAATATCGAAACAGGTCGGCCTTGACTATCGTGATGCGCGGGTCAATATGCGGCGCGACCAGCTTAATCACATCATTGGATTTCTCGATTACAGTTATGCTTTTCACGCTCTTTTTTTCGAGCAACTTTGATGCGATGAATCCAATGCCCAAGCCACCGATCAGCACATGGCCGCGAGCATGTGTATAAAACTCGAAGTGGTCCATCGCTTCAATTGGCAAATCGGCCATTACAACGCCGCCATCCTGTAACAGATAGTGAACGGTCCTGTCTTGCGAAAGAGTCAGTGACCAGGGCATAACTCCGGTATGGATGGCGGTTCTCCAGTTGACGACTGGCAATAGAGACCCCGCTTTCTCTATTTTGTGTTTGATTATCCAGCGGCCAGATCGACCCTGGGGAATATTAATCGGAGACTTACTAACGAATTGTATTGCATTGATGTTCATAGTTGCCCTTTCATTGCTCGAATAATTTCTCCTATTATATCGGGGTGCTGGTTTCGCCAGTCCGGCGCTTGGAGATATCGGTTGTCGCCCAACGGGCGAATGGTAATGACGCAACCGTAGGCGTTATAGCCGCACTCCCTGGTATTATCGTACCCAACGAATGCCGCAACGCTTGGAACGTTGATATGTTTGGCGGGTCGATAAAATTGCCCGAAGTTAAGATCGATGGCCCCACGGTCAATGCCGATCAATAGATGACCAGGCCATTCTGGACCTGGACTGTCTGGCCCGACATATATACACCACGCACCGCTTTGTTCCAGTTCCTCGCGCGTCATCTTGTCGAACAGTCCGGCGTTGGCTAATCGTACATATTCAGCATTAGCGACTTGGATGCTAACCGATAAAGGCCGCGCTCGAATACCGAAGTATTCAAGAACGGAAATACCAACCCGTGTTGCCAGAATGCAGAACGATGGAGTTCTCACATACTTGAGCATAATGTCCGCATGCCTACTGAGAGCGTCAAGTATCGCGTCGTCGTCTGGCATTGTTATAGTTTGCGTTGCCGCGCTCCTACTTTTTCGGCTGTGGCGCTATCGAACACCATCCGTGGGCAATCATCAGACTGCGTGAAACCAAACGGAAAGCGATACGCCGGGTCTTTCGCGACCCATAAATGGTACTGATTCGCCGCGTCCACTATCCGGCTCTCGGCTGGATACAGCTCGACGGCTTCATTCTCGCTTCCGACCAGCTCGTTTTTGATTGCCTGCAAGTCTCGCCAATCGTGAATTGGGTCTTGGTCGAGTCGTTTGATCGACAGGTGATACATCGCGCCGCAACTGCGGCGAACTACTTGATAGGTGTCGTTGACAAACAGGTCGCAGTTTGTCACAGCGTCTGTAATCATCTGGCGAATGTCAGCTTCGCTAAGATGCGGGACTAACTCATGATAGACAGCGACCAATTTATCTTCGTTGGCGGTGTCTCGTTTTATAGTGAACAACTCAAACGGCGTCATTATGCTTCCTTCTCAGTGAAAGTGATCGAATTAAAAATGGCGGTTAGTGGCGTGCGAATCATGGGATTGGTATGTAGAAGTATCCCGTTGGCGTGTAGTTCAAACTCTAGCCAAGCAAGGATATCGTTAGCCTCAACGCCGTCCGGTATTTCGGTATCAAATTCAACCCTGATTATCCTCATTTGTCCCTCTCCCTTATTTGGCGCGTTCATCACCCAACATAAATACAACGACAACTCCCGCCATGCGTGCAATGAATCATCTCCACTTGACCATCATCCACACTCCACGTCATCCAACCCATCTCCAGCAACACCTGCCACTCCCGCGAATGATACTCCACCCATCGTCGCAACGGTGGCGGTTCCGCCTGATGTGCTTTCCAAAAATATTCCTGCATATCAAAAACCCCCCATCAATTCAAAATCAAAAAAACTTCCTTTTCGCCCTAGAAATCACAGCTCCATATCTCGCCGGATTTCGCGGATGAAATTGCCAGCGTCGTTGCGAATTGAAGCCTTGAGCGCCTTAGTCAGTTCGCTGAGTTTCTCTTTAACCTGCAAGCCACGGTCTTCCATGCCAGCGCCATCGGTATCGGCGATAAACTTTCGCAACTCGACAAGACGGTTCTCGATATCCTGGCCCATGCCAAAGGATTTCAAGAAATTCATGTTCTGGAAATTGACCACCATGTTTTTGAGCGTGGTCGAGAGCCGTGGCACAAGCACGCCGTCGTTTTTCTTGATTGATGCGAGCGCCTGTTTCGCCAGTTCATCGACCATGCCATAGAGCTTCTTAGAAGAGTCGGCCAAAAACTTATTGATTTCCTGTGATGATTTTGCCTGATAAGTCTCGGCCAATTTACGATTGACCTTGAATTTGATGGCTTCGCCCTCAGCGGCCTTCTCTAATGCCAGAATCTCTTTCGGCGTAGTGATATGGTATGGCGTCAAGACGAAGCTGAACCGATGCCGCAAGTTATCACGATGCGGCATGAGCGACTCAACATGCGCGAGCAGGCGTTCGGTCATTTTGGCCTTTGAGCCATTGACGAATACCTTATCGGCGATGGCTTCGTAGTTTGCCAACGTGTTGCGCCGATACGTATTGTAGTGTTGATAAAGCGAGTCGAAGGCTTCCCAAAAGGCGCGCTCGACAGCCGCCATCTTGGCGTTGAAGGCTTCATCGATTGTATAGGGCACGAAGGAACCAAATGGCGTATCGAAATACTTCTCCAGCTCAGTGCGCCCACGAGTCTCGATACGATGGAATTCGTTGAAGACGATTTTCGGTATGAGCGATTTGCGTCCAAGCTGAAACAGCTCGTTGAATTTTTCATCAACGGCATGCTCCAGGTCAAGATCGGCTGGGTCAATCTTGACCTGTCCCTTGTACCAATGAATTTCGAGCTTATAGAGAAGCCCGTTCTCGGTCAGGATATGACCCCAATCCGGCTTGATATGCCCGATTGCGCGTTGCGTCGATGCCATCGCAATACTCCCTTCGTTGTTAATCGTTAATTGTGAGTAAACAGGTTTTACAGCGTGCGGCCCGATGCGTCGCCGCGCTCGACATACGAGCCGATCAGATTATTGACAGCTTCTTTATCCATCTTGCGATAGCGCGGCGGAAGCTGGGATAGATCGTTGCATTCCTTGATTGCCAGTGCGGTCTGAAAGTCGATGTCGGCCTTAGACACCGATGGAATCATACAGTCTAGCGCTTCGGTCAAGTTGCTATCGGTAATGGTCTGGCTATCCGCCAGCTCGCATGCCTTCACTACGATAGCTTCAATATCAGCGCCGACATACCCTTCGGTTTTTAGGGCAAGGTCTTTTAGTTTCTTGCCATTATAGTGAAGGTTCATTTTTGAAATGACTGCCTTGAACACCCCCTCTCGCTGTTTTTCGTCGCCCGGCAAAATAGGAATCTTCTTGTCAAATCGGCCAGCACGTTTAAGCGCCGCGCTGATTCGATCAGGGCGATTGGTCGCGCCAAGGAAAACGATCTCGCCGCGATGATGCGTGTCCGACATGAAGTCCTGCAAGCGCTGCAAGAATCGGCTTGCTACGCCGCTATCGCCCTGGTAGGCGTCTTCACGCGGGATGGCCTTGTCGAATTCATCGATAAAGACGATGCACGGCGCAGCGCCCTTTATGGCGCGCAGCACGCGCTCTGTGTTCTTTTCGGTTTGTCCGACGATGCCACCCATCAAGCGACCAGGATGCATAGCAAGGAAATTGACCCCAGCTTCTTTAGCCAGTGCTTCTGCAATAATTGACTTGCCGGTGCCAGGCGGGCCAGGCATCAAAACGCCCATCGGCGCGCTCTGTTTGTTCCCAGTGCGAAGCGGATTAATAACGTGCTTTGTCAGAAACTCGACCACATGGTCTTGACCACCGACCGCTTCCCAACCGTGGCGCGGTTCCTGTATCTCCAGAATATCTCCAAACTGCGCTTTGATGATTTCGTCTTTGCGATCTTTGACGAAAGACAAGTCGAGGCCATTGGCACGGTCTGAGCGGAGAAGAATGTCTTCTATCATAAGAAGCGATAGCCCGGCAGTCGCATTGGCCAATTGCCGCGCGGTCACGCCATTCATCTTGATAGTTTTCTTTTTGTTGAGATACCAGTTGATAAACTCTTCGCGCTGAACAAGGTTCGGCAATGCAATGTAGATTGGCTCGATGCGCGCTTGCGGCGACCGAATCGACGGATGCAAACTCTCGAAGTCATCCGCGCAAATCAGAATAATAGGATGACCCTGCTGCGCAACTTCATCGTCTTTCGCCCATCGAAGCAACGTTACGACAAGCGCGCCCAGCTCCGCATTCGCACCTGCGCCATCCCACTTCCCAGCCGCAAAGATTGATTCTGGATATTCAATAACAATGGCCAGGCGCGCAGCGCCACGATCAGTCTTCAACAGTTTTTCAAACAGCGGCATCGAGCGTACTGGGTCTTTAGGAAATGCGCCCTGCTGCTGCTGGACGGCCCCGGCAAGACCACCGCCACCGCCACCAGATACCGCGTTGCCCAAGAGCGTTTTGATTAACTGCTCTTCTTCGGCGCTTCGAAAACGCCAGCCCGCCGAACGGTTATAGAAGACAACCGCTTGACGACCCTTGAGCAGCGCCGAAATGCCGAAGTGTAGCGGAACGTAGTTATCGCCGACTTCGACATATCCACCAGTGTCGCCATGTATGATAAAAGTATGCGAGATGCCAGCGGCGAATTTTTGTTCGATCTCTTCGTACCAGCCCGGTTTTTTATCAGCCACGTTTAAATCCCCCTTTGTTGTGGTTTTGCATTCCTGTCCCTTCGCCCCTTTATTCCCGTGGCGTTCGGTTTTCTTCGATAAAGCGTCGCAGGCTAGCCCATAGTCGCGACCAGAAAAAATAAGTGTCAAGCGCCACGACTAGGGCATAGACCGCGAACAGTACCACGATAAGTATCACTTGCCAGACTCAACGTCGGCAACGTGCGTCAAGGTGCCGCACTCTGCTGACTTCAAGTGGAAGGTGTCGATATCGACGTGAATGCCCTGCGCTTTTAACTTGGCGATGACTTCTTCGGCTTTGGCTACGCACATTTGGCCTTCGAAACCATGCATTTCCGTGACGACATTTCCGTTCTTCAGAATTTTGACTGTCATACTTGGCATAAGCCCCCCCGATTTGTTGTAAAAACTACAGACTGATTTCCAACTCGATTTGAACGTCGTCGGATTTCACCGCATCGTGAACGCTAATCGTAGCGTCGCCGCACGCGGCGTAACCAAGCGCGACATAGTAATTCTGGATATCCTGTTTCAAGGATTGCCAGGGCTGCATGTCCAGGTCGCCGACAAACACCAATTCGCCATTGGCATCGATATTGACGCCGACGCCATATGGAAACGGCTGGGTGTTCGGCGTGATTACGGCAGCGATGCATTCAGTCGGGTTGTTCATCGTATAGTCGAACACCGTTTGCGTGAAAACCCAATCGGGACGGTCTTGAACGAGAGCCATGAACGCTCTCGTAATCAGTTCAGGGTCCACCCCCTTGAGGCCGGTTTTAAATGTTGCGATATGGCTCATAATGAATCTCCTGTCACAAATTTTGCTACCAAACGATGCGCCAGCGCAGCAGCGGTCTCTAAAGACATTGCCGCAAACTGCGCCCGATGCGTTTCGGTAAGCGTGTTATGCACAAGCAATACTGCCTGCGCTGTTATTGGGTCCACTATCACATCTTCGATCTCCATCGCGGTGCCAGTCTCGATGATATGTTGAAGCAGGTCGATTCGGTTCGGCGGGTTCGCCGTTGTCATGCTGTGCCCCCTTTCGCTATTCCATACTGTTCGATAATATCGAGCATGTCGCCATCGACTTCCGACTCAAAGAGAACCCACGGCGCTTGGCCATCAACGGAACGATACTCTTTGAGCCGCACGTCGGCGAAGAACAAACGCTCGACGCCATGTTCTTGACCGTCACTATCCTGACTCGCGTTGATAATAAGTTTTACGATTGGCAATCTGTTGGCCATGTTCGCCCCTTTATTCCCGTGGCGTTCGGTTTTTGGTGAATTCGACAGAGAAGCGCGGATGGTCAGGGTCAAAGAAAAACCATCCGCCAAGTTTTTTACGCCACAAAATGTTGGCCTGGCTTACAATGTGCATTAGGACAAGCACAAAAGTACGGCCATGCCAGTCGATTCGTTGCCCAGCCATTCGACGGCGTATCCACATTCGCTCATGGTTTTTGCCATTGATATGATGCGCCAGCTCATGAAGCGCAGTAGCCAAGAGCGCCGTGTCCGACCTGTAGCCCGCGCCGTAAATTATAATGGTCCTAGTTGCGTGCGAATATGAGCCGCGCCGCTTCAGGATATCCGGTTTTAGCAAGACCTTGAAATCGCGGTCGCTGGGTACGACCAGTGAGTCAAGTATTGTTTTAAGCTGATCGCTTATCATGGACGCACGCCGCACAGTAACAGACTGATTTATCGACTTGCGCCAATGCATGCCACGCGCACCACGGGCGACCGTTGTCAGGTACGGCATCCGCTGCCAACCACGCCTTGCGTTCAGCAGCCTCTCGTTCATCGACAGTAAACGACATGGCGCATAGCGCGACATATGCCCTGCCCCGTCGCGTAGTCGTTCCCTCATTTCGAGCTGCTTTGTCTATCGAGCAGTTCTTAACCTCGGCGTGCATCATGGCCACTCCCGTTTAGCTTCGGCTTAAGCCAATAATCAACCTGCGCCATAAAACGCGGCGCTGGCATGTTGATCAACTCTCGCCTGAATTCCGCAGCGATAGCGTCCTGGTTGTCGGTGTATCGTTTGCGCAGCAACTCAGCGGTAGCTTCAACTGCACCATAACGAGTACCGTTGCGGTCTTGGAACACGAAGCCGCGAACAACCGGTTCGAAGTCGTTGCTGTTGTAGCCGAATGGCATGCCGAATAGGCTGTATTCCTTACCGGTTGTTTTGTGCTTCATGACAATCGATTGAACCACTTCAGGCACCGGCTTGCGCGCTGCCTCGACGATGCGGTCGATCAATGCGACCTTGGCCACGCAGGCCGTGGAATCTTCGGCATGCGCCTTGCCCCTATATCCACATTTTCGACAAATCATTTTTCAACTCCCGTTATCTTCTGATGCTTGAGCAGCCTTCCATGCCCTCGCGATAAAGCCTATTTCGCGCGGCGTTAAGCCGTGCCGCTCGCGTTCTGTCTCGATATGCGAACTAAGCGTTTCGGTCCCGTTCGGCGTGCTCAGCTTCTTGCGCAATACGCTATCGAGCATGTCACGGCGGACTGCCGACCATATTTGAACCATCGTATCCGAATCGTGGTTGATTTTATCGAGAAGATATTGAGCCTCAGTTGCCGTTAGTCGTATTCTCATTTTTGTCGTGACCCCCTTTGATGGCTTTGACCGGGTTATGCCACCCGCCGAAGTTTCTTGCCCGCGTGATACGTTTTCAATTCACCTTGCACTCGCCGTAATCCTTTGATGGCCAGATCGATTTCATCGATGCGCTTGCCAAGCTTGCCGTCATCGAGCGCGTTGGCGAAGACGTGATAATCGTCGCTGGTGATGCTTTTCAAAAAACCAATAATGCCCAGCATGGCCATGTTGTAGGCGCGGACCTTTTTATTCAGGTCGCGCTTAGACTCTGGCGCAGCAAACAAATCGACTTGCTGTTCTTGCATCAGAATAGCCTCAATCACCGGCGCAGCATCAGAGTAAGACTTGCCCTTGATCTTCCGAAGCGCCAGAAATTGCCCCTCACTGGATAGCTTGGATAGACACACGCCTACGGATTCGGTGAGTTGTCCCGATTCGACTTGCGACTGAATGCGCTGATTCAGCTTAAGCAGTTTTAGCTTGCGGTCAACGGTATCCGTCGTCAATCCCATTCTAGACGCCACCTGATCGGTATGCCATCCGGCGTCTAATAGGCGCTGAAACCCGCGAGCAGTATCCATCGGGTTCATGTCGTCGCGGTCTAGATTCTCAACAAGCTGGACCGCCAATGTCTCTGCACTATTCCGCTCGCTATAATCGATATAACATTTGACAGTCGGAATGCAAGCGAAAACATGCGCACGCCAGCGCCGCTCGCCAGTGATAATCATGTGATTGCCATCGGCGTTCGCGGGCCGGACTGTAATTGGCTGGATAAGGCCGTTTTCGAGAATCGACTTGGCCAGCTCTTCGAGTTTTATCTGGTTGAATTGTTTTCTAGGTTGGGTAGGGTCAGGGTAAATCTTGCCAATTGGCAGTTCTGCATCCAATTACAAACTCCCATTCTGGCTTTCATCGAAAGCCGCAGCTTCAAACTCCGCACTCGCCTGTTTGCCACAATCCGGCAAGTCGCAGAGCAGCTTCTTGCCATTCGGATAGTAAAAACCGCGTTGGCCGGGTTTTATTTCCGTCCCGCACCGCGCGCAGCGACAGCGATACTTGACCGTAAGCCAGCGCGGGTCTTTTGCATATCTCGACATGAATTATCACCCCCTTTGCGTTGTCTCTTCCCGTTACTTATTCCCGTGGCGTTCGGAATTCTCTTCCGGCGCTCAAGGTCCGCCTCGATAAATTCATACATGCCGCCAGTGATCGCTATATCGAATGTCTCAAGGGTCAGCGAATTGCCATGAACGACCTTCGCCGCAACACCGTATAGGTGGAGCTGAATGAAAGCCATGTGAAAGCAAATCGCCGATATATCTGTTGCGACTATAAATGCAGATTTAGCAACGTTGTAGCCTTTTGCCGCGATAACATCAGCTACGGCGATAAGCATACAACCAGCGCCGCACGCCGGTTCGCAGATCGTAATATAGCCCTTCTCGTTTATGGCGTCGTCGAAGCCATCGACGAATGTCATTTCGGCCATTGCTCGCGCAATGTCGTATGGCGTAAAAAATTGCCCAGCGCCAGAATTAAGAATCTCCAGTTCGCTCGCCACCGCGCCCAAAAAGTCATTACCGCCGATGGATAGCGCCATTTGGGTATAGGCGAGCATCTTCGGAAACGATTCGACTTCGCTAGGGTTATACCGCTTGATGGAGCGCATATACTCGGCTTCCAGCGCTTCGCGCTTATCCGGCTTAGGCTCGAACGGTTTTCGCAGGGCGCAATGCGCCATGTTTACAAAGTCCGAAAATACCGTATAGCGGCTGTGTCGGTGTGATAGTTGCTCGACGAGTTTGATAAACTCTTTTTTGCATTCAACGGGTGTCATAGTTCGTCTTTTCTGATTGACCGCATGAAACTAGGCGCGTCCACCGTAGGTGGCTCGACTGGCTCTGGTGGCTTGACTGATGGCATATAGCCGTCGCAATAGCCGCGTTGAAAAGCATCGCGCGATAGATGGCTCACGTTGGAACGTCGCCGCCAATCATTAAAAGCTGCCGTGAGTCGATACCCCGTATGCTCTTTTAGTGCTCGCTCACCAGCGACGAAACCGGCACTGTATGCCGCGTCTGGCGAGCTATTGTCAGCATCACGCTGCATGGTTATGTCAGCTTCACGCTGCATGGCTATACGAATGTGCTTACAGTCTTTGCGTGGATAATGGCGGGTCCAGCCTATGCAGCTACATTGCCAAAAATCGCCTGATACCGATACCGTGTAAACGCGATGCCCATCGGTCGATGGAATCTTCCACTGTCGAGTAAACGCGCTAGGCATGCTCTTGCCCTTTCTGTTTTTTATTCCGGCACTTTCACAATACAGACGGTGCCGACTTTGAAAAACCCCTCGTGCGTCGTTTCGGTCTTTACCGTCCTGGTAACACCTTCCGGCGCATAGTGTTTGATTTCATCTCCGATTGAAGAGCATGGCGTGAAGTCGCCCGGCATATGATTCAATCGTTCGGTGCAACCAGGACCGGGGATTATTGGACTACATGATTTGCCGTCACGCTCGAACCAAAAACATTCGACCCATGTAAACCCGTGGTCTGTGCATGGGTAAATGTCCCTATGTATTCGCATGATCGTCATGAGATTTGTCTTTCTGCGCGGGAAACGCCACCGCGACTACCTTGTCGAACTGCCACCAGCCCCAAAAGCTTAGCTCGGTGTGAAAGCTACCGGGGCATTCCATTGGCCCTAGATTGGCGAGCGCCTTCATGGCGTCTGCCTTGCTCATTGAGCCGAAGTCTATCGCCACGTCGCGATAGCAGGATGGCTTGCGGCATTGAGAATGAACGCGGCCAGGAATTTCATCGCATTTGAACGGTTCGCGCGCCCGGTTTAATTTACCAGATCGTTTGTTTAGGCACTTGCAAGTTGCTTCGGCCATTCTACCCCCCTTGTTGAATCTGTTTAGTCGCTTTTATTGCGGGAAGATGAAACCGCACGGCCAGCATTTCGAGCGCCATTATGTAACCAAGGTGAAACGCCGCTTCCAGACTATTGTCTTTTGTAAGCTTCGCCATCTGGCGGTCGTGGGCCAACAATTCCTGATTTATAAATTCGAGCAGTTCTCTTTCGGTACTCAGCATGGGTTAGCGGTCATCCTTTCCGTAGACATAGCCACACGACGCGCATCGACACACCGGTTCCATTATCATTTCGTTATGAGAGCAGCGCGCGCGTTCGAACGCCTGTCGCGCCGTGTCGGCGCGAACAAACACAAAACGTCGCGCGTCAATAACGGAATAGCGTTCGGTCACGCGCTGCGCTTCATGGTCGCGGATATCGACAACGTATAGCGGCATCATTTATTCGCAATCGCAGCACAGACTGCAATGTCCGCAATGCTGAACGGCTTTTTCAATGCCACACGCCGCACAGACCTTGAAGATCGGCTCGAAGATGAATGCCGCCACGGTTTTGCTGGCGATGATAATCGATTGTAGCGCGTTGCTCATTGTGCGTACCCCACTTTCCCGACCTGCGCCGCGAAGATTTTCTTCTGAGCGCTGACGATAATCAAAAGCGCCTTAAGCGCTTCTGCCTTTGCGGCATACTTATTCGCAAGCGCCGCATATACTTCAGCCTTTGTTACTGCCATAAAAAGAATCTCCCTTCGTTGTTAATCTCTCCGCCTACTTATTCCCGTGGCGTTCGGTTTTAACTATGGTCTGAAATATGAATCGCCAGCGCTTGCATATCGTCAAGCACTTCTTGGAGTTTCGTGGCGCGCTCATTATGTTCTTCGAGCGCGAGTTTAAGAGCGCCTGGGTCTTGAACGTAATAGTCACGTCCATTCGGCGTCGCCCAGCAGAGAGCAGTAATCGCATCGCGAAGCGCATCAGCCACTTTCAATACCTGGCTAAGCAGCTCTTCCGGCGATGTGCCATTGCGGTGAATTGTTGGTTTCATGATGACTGCCACTGTCTTTTCCCTCCTGCGCTTGTTTGGGGTTAGTGGTTACTCCGGTAAATGATGCCCAACGCTAGGGCTGCGGCGCTTCGTTGGGATTGCCGTCCAAAGGTTGGTGTCATAGTTGTAACCCGTGATTTCAACATGCCATGATTTAATGGCTTCCCGTAGGGTTTTGTAATGGAATCCAAAGCCGGTTGTTGGGCATTCCGCCCACCAAATGCCGTGAGAGTAGGCGAATTGAATCGGGCCAAATGGCGTGCCAGCGTCGGGATATTTAGGCAAGCCGTTTAGTTCTTCCATCATGGTAAATTCTTTGGCGCGATTCTCTAATTCGATTTGCTTAATAATTGCCCGCGATGTGCGGTTATATGCTCCAACGCCCATGTCATACCTCCATTACATTTCTCGAATAAAGCGGCATGGAAACAGGTAGCGCAAACGATTGGATAGCATGTCGGTTGTCGCGTCGTAATCATTAATATACTGAGGCAGTATGCCGCCTGCGCCGTCGCTCCTATACGAGTCGTTTGTAATCCATGTGCCCCCCTAGTGCGCGAAGCAGTTGGCCATTTTGAATGATCGCGCCGCGCGCCGAGCGTTTCGAATTGCTTTCATGCGCAGCGCTTTCATTGCCGCCCG